TTTTTAGTTAAGAATATTTGTATATATTTGCTTTTAGTTAGTAGTTGTGATGTTTTATGTTTCATAGCGTTAGCGTTAGCATTAAGGAATTTGACTCACTGTCACTTTGTGGTTTGTAAACAAACTCAATGTGAGAAAAGTTCCTATGACAAGTTTTGGAGAACACCTGTATATCCCGAACTTTGTTGTGAAGTTAGTAGCAAAGTGACGCCGTTAGGATACGACGGTTTTAATGTATCTTTTGTAGTTTTACTTCCTCAAAGGATAACCGTAGAACTAGGTGATTGCCCGCCAGCGACCACCACCTTAGCTGTAGATTTTGTTCATAGTAGTGATTTAGGTAGATGTAACAACTGCCACAACATTTTGTTGCAATGTAGTTGTTGCGTACGTTTGTTAGATGTAGGATACGTAGATTTTAGCAATGTATATAGCTTGTTAGAGAATGAAGAGATTAGCTCTTCTTCTGCTTTTCAGACTGACACTTTTCATAATATTCAGGCTAGATCCGATTTTGATTCTTCCTTTGTTTGTCAGTCGGCAAAGGGAATCAAGTGGCTTCATCGAGAACGTGATAGACGTCTTGCTTTGGTTTCAAAGGATTCTAGCAATAGAGCAACAGATAGCTCATATGATAATGATCGTGATTTTGATTTGGATGAATACCTAGAGACTGAAGCCCAAGAAGGTTACAGCGCTCCGGTATTTGAACACCAAACATATCATGGAAAGACATTACCACAATTGTTGACGCAACTCAAATATGGAGATGTGCCAGCAATTCTTGGTTCTTTCAATCGTTATCAGCCAAACAATTTCAAGAACCCACAGGAGGCGCATACTTTTAGAGAAAAAGAGCGTCTTTTCAATGAGTTCCGTTATTGTTGGCGGCCTTATAAAGGTGATGGAGATATGCGCGAAATGGAAGATGTGTTTAAAGCACAAGATAAATTACGTGAGTTTCTATTCATCCTATATGGTGATACAACGACATCAAAACTCGTTTTCCAAAAACCAAAGTGCACTGAATTGATTTTTGATATAGCATACATTGACGATCCACAAATTAAGATGCCTGCTATAAAGGAAGATCTATATCTCGAAACAACATCGAGGAGAGGTGTGAAACCTCCCGTTTTCTATCGAGGAACAGAATACAACTTCCTATATCAAATATTGAAAGGTGCTAGAAATAGAACTAAATCTCTTACCCCGCAAAAGATTAAGTCTTTAGTTAGAGACATGTCTCGCCGCGGTAAGGATTTCGAGGAAATATCTGAAGTACTAAGATATAAAATGTACTTATGGAGAAATAAAGAGAAGAATGTCGATCCAGCAAAGCTTTCTTGGTGTATACCTTATGTACGAAACGAATATGTGTACATTGAAACCAAGGATACAGCCCGGCTCATTACATTGTTTAAAGAGCATTTGCTTGCTTTGAGCGATACGATAATCGTGTTTGCAAAACAATATTATGACATTTCAAAGATGTCATCAAGTGAGCGTGCTGCTTCTGTGAAAGCTAGAAAGGAAAAATTTGTTGAGATATTGAGATCCCCTGAAATACAAGAGTTATATGCCTTAGGTATGCAACACAAGGATGTTTGTGAACATGTCCAGAAAACTAAACACAAAGATCTTACCGATGCTTTCCTTAAATGTGAATCAGCACAGATTGTTGCTAAGCGTGTTACTCGAACACGGGAGCGTGCCATAAAACAAAATCGTGACACAAAATTTGCAATGTGTCATGATTTTGAAACGCAGAGCGGCCATTTTTCCATTTTTGGAGAAGAATTAGTACGAACCGTAATCATTGTAGGGTTAGTTTTTGGTGCTAAGGCAATTCTTGAACAACTCAATAAATGGTTAGTTGTAGTAACTAATATCAAAGGAATTGTGAATGATGACGACGATGCTGGAGATATACCTGATCTTATCACAAATTTTAGAATTTCATCAAATAAGATTGGGTTTGCAGCCGAGAAAGTTGGAAAAACCTTTAACCATATGGATGAAGTTGTTGAGCGTACAGCGAGTAAAGCTGATCGTTTCTTCGATAATCTTGATGGCACCATAAATTGGTGGAAAGGTGTATTCACACCTCAAGGTTTCTTTCAGTGTTATGATAGTGATACTAAAGTTGTTGTGTTAGAGGTTAAATCCATTTTACACGCAGCTTATTACTTTTACACCGAAAGACCCCATGAAGCGCATGCTTGGTTGTCAAATTTTGCATTTAGCAGACCTGAGTTTATTGTTTCTATGATTTCAAGTGTTAGTAAGTTATTACCTAACTTTAGTCAAAAGAAAACAGAACCAACCTGTGATGTAGAATTTAGAGGTGTTAAGCGTAAAACAAATATTGAGGGCTGGCACAGATTCATTAATTGTGTTAATAGACATGGTTATGACTCTGATGCCGCCCGCATTATTTTTGATACGGTTACATATGAGGACGTTGAGGTTCAATCTCTTTCTGGTTTAACAGAATCATTTGGCGTATTTAGTCAATTGTTTTCTGCTATTGGTCTCAAGGAGATGAGTCCTGAAGAAATTCGCAATGCTAATAACCAATTCGCATATATGCGTCATAAAAAGGATCATTTGAATTCTAATTATAGTGCTATTATGAAGATTGTGTCTTGGTTTTGTCGAGTTTTCTTTGCTTGTGATCCATTAGATGAGGATTTTCAAAATTTCTCATCTGATGTCTATAATATTATACGATTTGTTGACAAAGCAGTTTTAGTCAAAGATGTATCTAAACAACGTGACTTTATGGTTACGGTGGTTGATACAAATGTTAAAATGCAGGAGTTGCTTTTGCATCCTATGACTCAAACATTACCTGTTTTTATGCAATCGTATATGAAAGAGCGTGCAAAAACCTTGGAGAAACTTAGTATTACCTGTAAGGGTTACTTAGCTGGAGCCTTTAACCGTGTTACCCCTGTGATGATTTATTTCACTGGTAACCCTGGTACTGGTAAAACAACAGCATGTGATGCTTTACGTGACATGTTGAGTTTTAAAGAGAATGGTCGTAGATGTTTACCAGAGGATGTTTACCCTTTTAATTCAGAAGATGATTATTGGGAAGGGTATGCACATCAGGATTATGTTATGATGGATGATATGTTCAAAGATGATGACAAAGACCTGCGTCGAAATGAATCTGCATCTGTTATTCATATGGTTAATAGTAGTGTTTACAACCTCAATATGGCTTTTGCTGATAAGGGAAGTGTTTACTTTGATTCAAAGTATATCTTTGCATCAACTAATTTAATGAATCAGGGTATTGCTAACGCAAACCTTAGAGGTATTGGATTGACTGATGCTGACGCTTTCCGTCGTAGACTACACTTAGTCTTGTGGCGTGAACAACCACTAACCGAGTCTGTTGGCCCAAATGGAGATTTTGATCCTCTTACATTAGTTTTTCGAGTTGATCAGTGTATCCATTTTCCACAATATGTTGGAGGTTGGTACAATTTAGAAGGAATTTATCTTATTATTAGAGAAATTCGTGAGCATTTAATTCATTTTAGAGATACAGCTCTAGATCATGACCATGTTATGAGAAGAGTTTTTGACCTTGATGCTAATAATGCTCAACCTACTAGAGTTACACCTCCTCCACCTCTTTTGGTTAGACAGGAACAAGTTATTGTGCAGAGTTTGAATCCTCGTAAACACTGTGAAGCAGATGAAGCTAGTTTTCATTGTAATGGTGTTGGTGCTACCTACTTGTTTGGTAATGACCCAGAAGAATCAGAACCGTGGTTTCCGACTATAAATCTTGCTAAGCGATTATCACCTGAAGAATTGTTTAGAAATATGATGCATGATGGTCTTTACCCTCTTATTCCAGATGACCTCTATAGTAAGATGGTTCCATTCTTTTACTTACTTCTTGGTGTTGTTACTTTTAGTACTATTTTAATGTATTTTACTAGTAGTAGTAATGATTCTGAAATCACTAAACACGAAGATATTGTACTTGAAGAAGTAGATCATCAAGCTTATACAAAGAAACATCGTGAGGGTCGTCCTGGAAATTGGGGTAAATTCTCTGGCAAAATTAGGAGAACGAAAACCCGTGTTAGTGCAGCTCTAGCTGCTAAACATAACGCTGCTAAAGTTACAGTACAGTCTGGCAACATAGATACTTACTATCAACAGTTACTTCAGACTATCTCTAAATCTGTAGTTAGTTGTGAATTTGTTGGTCGAAATAAAGAGACTGGTGCAGTTGAGGATGAGTGTATTACAACAGCCTTTCACTTACGTGATGGTTACTTTTGTATGCCTGCTCATTCATTCTTGCCCTTTACTCAATATCGTGTCGACAATATGTTTTTCCATAGAGAAGGTACTGTACAAAGAGCTGATTTCCCTAGTGATAACTATGTTCAGTTAGTTGATGAGGATGTTGTTGTTTTCAAGATTGATCTTAAAGGTTTTGATTTGCCACCTTCTTGTCTAAAATATTGGATAAAGGCTGAAGATATTTTTCCAATGGAAGGTGGTCACCCATACAACTTCTTGTCCTGCTCTCGTGGGCGTATATCATGCCGTAAGGTTATAAAGGCTTCTAAAACAGAGAGTATCTCTTACTCAGCAGCTGGTGAATGTTATATACTTAATGAGCCCATTACTTATTATGACTTTACTGAAGCTGGTGAATCTGGAGCATTACTCTGTGTGCAGGGTAAACAAGGTTCCGTGCTACTTGTTGGTATGCATGTTGGTCGTAAGGCCACTGGCGTACAACAAGGATTAGCAGTAGCCTTGTGCAGAGATGACTTAGAAGCTATGTTGGACGACCTTGAGGAAAATCAGGTTACAGTTCAGTGTGCATCTAACTTCCCACTTAAAATAGAGAAAACTGTTTCTAAGGCTTACTTTTGTCCTAGACGTAGTAAGTTGAGAAGAACACCCTATTTTGAGTGGGATGGTCCAGCAACACGTCTACCCGCTCACTTACGTCCTTTTATTAATAAGGCAGGTGAAGAGGTAGACCCAATGGAAGTTGGTCTCTCCAAATTACACCAAGAGTTTACTCCGGCGACTGAGTTACCAGAGGACGATATAATTGACTATTTAGATAGTCATTATCCTACTCCTGTAGCTTACCGTCAAGGTCCTGTTTCTTATGAGGAAGCCTTAAATGGTGACCCAGAGAAAGGATCCACACCAATCAACCATAGTACATCCTCTGGATATCCAATGTGTGTTGAGGGAGGAACTAAAGGTAAAGCACCCATGATTGAAAGAACTATTGATGAAAATGGTAAAGCTGTAATGAAATACAGTAGAGAATTTTTATTAAAAGTTTTAGAAGCCATGGCTATGTTATCACGTGGTGAAAACATAGAAGCTTTTTGGGGTGATACACTTAAAGATGAATTGCGGCCTATTGAGAAAAGGGACAAAGGTAAAACAAGGCTGTTTGCTATTTGTCCACTTCTCTTACTAATATTGTTTCGTGTTATGTTTCTTGATTTAGTTACTGAGATACAAAAGCGATGCAATACTGGTGTTGTGGCTGTAGGCATTAACGCTCATGATATTTCATGGACTATGTTATACCACAGATTTAATAAACCCGGATCTATTATTGCCGGTGATTATGAAAATTTTGATGGTAAGCTTGCACGTTTTGTCATATTAATGTTCCTCATTTGGGCTAATCATTGGTATGATGATGGTCCAGTTAATGCTCGCATAAGAGCGTTATTGATGGAACATGTTTATAACGCGTGGCGTATCAATGGATTCCGTGTTTATCGTGTTAGTGATGGTAATCCTTCAGGAAACCCTTTGACAGCAATCTTAAATTCTATTTGTAATGTTATTATGTTATTTACTGTATTTACACTTGATTTTAAACTTAAGCCAAATCAGTTTGATATCATTACATATGGAGATGATAATATTGCTTGGGTATCTATTCCAGGATTACGTTGTAGCGATATTGCACCTTGCTTAAAGAAGCGCTTTGGCATGGGTTATACTCATTTTTCAAAGGCAGAGGGTGCTGATCCATTAGATAATATGAACACCATAGCTTTCTTAGGAAGATCTTTTGTTCTAGAGAACTCTATTATTAGAGCACCTCTTAAGTTAAAGATTATCACTGAGATGGTTTATTGGACCCGTTCTACTGATCGTGAAACTGAAGATGTTTTAGATACAGTTAACAACTTCTTTGCAGAATTATCACATCATGGTGAACAAGTTTACAAAGAAGTAGGTGGTAGATTCTTGAAGTTTGTGAATTTTACGACTCCTGATTTACTACCAATTGTGCAGGCGAAATATAGACCTTATCGTAGGTTTTGGAACGCAATGTACGTTGATTCCGATCGTGAGTATATACCCATGTACTGACGCGAGGTTTTGATGGCACATGTTGGTACAAGTGTACTAGTGCAGTGTAGTCGAAAGACTTTAAATTGCTTGGAATTTCCATTTGCTGAAAGAACATCAGTTAAAGATACTCGTAATGAAGAGTATACAGAGAGAGCCGTTAACCCTATTGTTGATACACAGGAAGTACAACTTGGTGCATACCAAGATACTGCCCCAATCCATCAGGGAGAAGTTTCAAATGAGATTATGATGCCTGTCCAAAATAATTTTACTATGGAGGGTTTCGATCTTAATGGAGCATTGTCACGTGAATACTTGGTCTCAAGTTTAACGTGGCCTTCTAGTGCCATTTCAGGTACTCTATTGGAAACTTTGCAATTTCCAAAGTTATTGTTTGATCAAAGCTTTGTTAGTTCAAAGATTTCTGATTTTAGGTACTTTAGAGGTGGTGTACGTTTAACTATTCGTGTCACTACAAATAAGTTTCTTTATGGAAAGTTACTTGTTTGTTATAACCCACGTCCTTTTGATGATAGGTTTGATACCTCTAGTATGACGTTGTGGCAGGCATCTGGTTTTCCACACATGGTTATTTCGGCCAGTGCTGGAGAAGCAGCTGTTTTTGATGTGCCTTTTATATCACCAAAGAGAGTACTTGATCTTAGTGATTATCAGCCTGATGAAATTGGTCACTTTAGGATTTTCGTCTTGAATGATCTAACAAGTGTTACGCCTGATATTGATGATGGACTAGTAGTTATAACTGCTCAGTTTTTAGAATCTGAGTTGTACTTACCACATGACTCTGTTGTGGCTCCCGAGGAGACACTCTTTGTTGTCAAAGGTGGTAAGCTAGTTCGTCAAGAGAAGGTTGTTACCCAAAGCAAACGTGGAGCTGAGGCTTACCGTAAGTCTGTTGCTGGTGTTTCTGCTTCTAAGAATGAAGTTCATAATTCTATGAGCTCTAGTATTAGAAGTACACGTAGGACAGTTGGTAGAGCTTTTTCCCGTGTTGCAGAAGGAGTTGCAACTAATGTACTCACTGGCATGGCTATGGCAGGTTTATCAAAACCTACAACGTTGGAAACAACTAGTGTTGGTAAGATAAATCCATACCATGATTTACCATCTGGAAAGGGAATAGACTGTGCTATTAAGTTAGGAATGGATCCTGAAAATCAAATTTCGACGCAACCTAATGTTGCTGGTATAGAGGATGACGAGATGGACTTTAAGTATTTGCTTGGAGTTCCATCTTTGACAACTATACGGAGTTTTGTTGATGGTACCCCACCTACAGAAATAGCTACTTTAGGACCTTATGCTGTTGGAACTCCATCCTTATCTGATTTTGTTGTTCAACACTTCAAATATTGGTCTGGTTCTTACAAATTTAAGTTCTATATAACAGCTTCTCTTTTTCACGCCGTTAGAGGTGTCTTTTGGTTAGGTGAGATAGATACCATTGGAACTACATTGAGTAACTGGGAAAACTGCTATCATAAAGTAGTTGATATCCAGGGTGATACAGAAGTTGAATTTTCTGTTCCTTACTCAAGTTCCTTTGTTGCTGCGAAAAGTGATGAGTATCCTGCATGTTCTATTTGGTTTTTACCACTCTCTTGGTCACAACCAGATTCCGCATTGTCCTGTCCTATTCATATTAACGTGTACAAAGCTTGTGATTCTGATTTCCAGCTTGGTGCACTTATGGAGAAGGCAGTAACAGTTCAGTCCAACCCTCGAGCTGACTTTGCACGTGCTTTTGAAGCATTGCATGAGTCATTCACTGGATATGAACATGAAGGTTTACTCTACGGTGAAAAATATACCACTTTGAGGGAAGTGGTTCATCGAAACTTGCCCATTAAACTCATAAATACAGCAGTTACTTATGTTGAGCACTATACAAGTGGTGTTACACAAACTGCGGATTATTATTGGGGTCCTGAAATGTGGGGTCTATATTATAGGTTTTACAGAGGTTCGATGCGACATCGATTTATGCATAAAGCTACTGATGTTGTATCTTCTACTGGTTATATGTCAATTGAAAATGACAAAATCCAAGGAGTGACTTTATCTTCCTCCACAAATCCTCTGCTAGAAATTGAAATGCCATGGTATTCTAGGGATCTTTTCCGAAGTACAACTATAGATGGCGGTAATAATTATAGATTTTATAAATCAACACTAGCTGATTCGTTTTGGTGTAAGTCGTGTGGCGATGATTTTTCTTTTCATTTTGTGCGCCTTCCACCAATTACAGCAGTCGTTGATGTGCCTGCT